CGATCGACAAGGGGCGCAATCGGCAAACGGACCTCGTCGGAGAACCGTCCGGCGACCAAGGCCTCGATCATCGGCCCGCCGGCAATGTCGGCGATCGCGATGCGGCGCAGCTCTTCGTCGGCCTCTTCCAGCCGGCCGGCAAGGAAGCTGGCAACGTTGCGCTCGCGTGCCTTGCCTGGATTGGTGTGCCAGCCAGGATCGATGCCGATGGGGATGTGCGTCACCTCACCGGTGCGCCGGTTGATGAACGGCCGTGTCTCGATTGTCGGTGGCTCCAGGGCAACGCCTCCCAAGCGCTCGGCCTCGCGCCGTGTGATCTGCCGCACCCAGCATTTGCAGCCCCAGCCATTGGGCGGGAACCAGGTGTCCCAGAACGGATGGTCGACCGGCAGAATGGTGCCAACCTTGGCTTCATGTTCGGGCCTGCGGTTCTCGGCCGTGGAAAGCCCATAAAGGAAGTACGGCAGTCCAGCCGAGGTGCGCTGTGCGCGTTCCCACTGCCCAGCCGCGCGGGCGGTGCGCATGTTCGCCTGGTAGATAGTTTCCAGACGACGCGGGCTGCCCAGCTGCACCAGGCGGGTTTCACCGGTGTCCGGATCGGTCATCGGCCCGGTGCCCCACCAACCCAGGCGTTGCAGCTCAGGCGTCAAGTCGCGCGCCCAGGCCTCGAACGGCACGCCGTCGTCGATCGCATCCTGGAGACTGGATTGGATCGTGGTTAGCACGTCGATCTCCATCGCCTTGGCGATGGTGAAGGCGTGGGCATGTTCGTCGCCCCAGACATCAAGCCAGGAGAACGCTGGCCTGAGCTGCTTCTCCGCGAAGTAGCGCCGCACCTCGGGCGCTGGATCGCGCGTCAGGTCGATGGCATCGGCCATGGTTAGTGGTCGGCGGCGTCACCCACGCCGCGCGCCTTGAAGAGCTCGATGGCGAGTTTTTCGACCAGGGGTCCAGCGTTCATCGCTTGAAGCGTCGCGGGCAGGTCTGCCATGAACTCTGCTTCCGACGTCGATCGCACTGCAAGGGCGCGGATTGGCTCAAGTAGCGGGTCCATTTGCGGTTCCCATTCGGCCAACGCATCCCGGCCGAGCTGGTCAATCATAGCCTCGGTGTCCGGCTCGCCGCTTCGCGCCATGGTTTTGTGGACCTTGCCACAACTCGGGCAAGGCTGGCGTTTGGCCTGAGCTTGTTCGGGATCCTCGTCCGGTTCATTGTCAGGATCGCCGGTGGCCGGCGGTGGCGCCGGATTTGCCCGAGCTACCAGGAGCTCCTCGTCGTCTTCTGGCTCCGGCAGGCCGAACCTGTCACGGATCGATTTCTGACCTACTTTCAATCCGAGCGGTACCAGCTTGGCCAGTTGCTCAGAAAGTGCGCCAAGATCATCAGGATCATCGACCGGCAGGCGGAACACCGGGTAGGTGTCCTGCGGGCCGAAGTTCAACTGCACGAAAGGACGGATAAGATCGCGGTTGATCGTGTTGGAGAGCTGGCGCGCATCCTTCTTCATGATGTCGAGGCGCACCTCGTTATGGATCTGCGCCTGCGCCAACGATGAGCCGTCGTCGGTGGTCATGGTCTGGCCGAGCACGGCCTTCGACATTTGCGCGTCGACGAACTCAGCCAAAGCGCCGAACACGCTCTCGCCGCGCCCGCCTTCAACTTTGATGAACTCGATCTCCATGCCCATGGGGACGATCGCTGCCGCATCAACCGCTATGCTGCGGACGGCCCGAAGCAGCGCACGCTTGTCGTCCTCGCTCGCCTGGCTGTGATAGCGGCCGAGGCGCAGCGGCATGCCAAAAACATCGACAAACTGGAGCCAATCCTTGAGCGTGTAGCTCTTGATGAGCCAGGCCCAGGCAGAAAGGCGGGCAAGGCCCTGCCGGATCGGTATGCCCGATTTGATCTTCGGCACATGACCGATCCATTTGCCGGGTGCCAGCTCAGGACCCTCTTCCATGCCGTCGATGCGCATGCGCAAGGAGCGGCGCGTGGTCTTGTCGAATTGGAAGAAGCGCGGGTCACGCCAGATGAAATCAACCGGCGTCCATCGATCGGCGTCGGTGTGCCAAACAATCTCGACCACCGAATAGCCCTTGCCGAGCGCATCGAGCATGTCCTCCATCGCGTCGATGAAGGTCGGCGTTTCGATGAGCGCCTCGACCGCCTCTGCGATTTCCTGGTCGGCGGCGTCCTCGCTCGCTGCCTCGACGATTGGCGCGACGTTGCAGACCGCGGATTTGCGGGTGGAGAGCACCGAGCCATAATGCCCGTCGCGCTCTTCCATTTCTTCGGCGAGCGTCAGGAAGTCGGTGGCGTTCTCTTCGGCGGCATCGCGCAGGATCGCTGCAAGGCGTGATGGCGTGAGACCGTTAGCGACCGTTTCTCGGAACATCTGCGCGACGCTGGCCGTGGTGGCCGATGGCTCTTCCCATTCCTTGGTGAGCTCGCGCTTTTTGTAGGTCAGAGGCGCGCCATGCACGTCGATCAGTCCGCTCACCACAAACCTCCTCTTACTGATGGGATGCTAAAGCTTGATTGACGATGCGCCGACCGCCCGATGCGATCATCGTCCAGATCGCCGCCAGGGTTGCCCGACTGGTAGCCATATTCGGGGATCCCATCGCCAGCCGCATGGATGCCCAGGAAAGCCGCCCATGTACGATCGGCATGGTCGTCATCGCGCTCGGCGACAAAGCGGGGTGCGCCAGTGGCTGTGGCGACCTTGCGCAGCTTGTGCAGGTCGGCGCGAAGCTTGGCATCACCCATGCTAATGCGCACCTTACGATCCTCAAAAGCCTCGCGGCCCTGGGTCGCCATGATCAGCTTACTGGGCCCAGTGAATAGGATGCCTTCGACGCGACTTCCATATTTGCGCTGGCGGTCTTCAACGACCTTCTCGCCCATGCCGGTTTGGTCAATACAGGCGCGCGCAACCTTGTAGTCATTCATCACACGATCGAACTCACGGTCCTGCTCAAAGAAGCTGGCGCGCTTTTGCTCGATGCGCTCACGCTCCCACAGGATGTCGCCAATCTGCTCCCACACCCAAAGCACGCGCAGATCCTGGCGGATGCCGATATCGTCGCCCAGGAAGCATGGGCCGCCACGGTACTCACCCGGGATACCCGCCTGATCATGCTCACACGATGAGATCAGATCATAGGAGAGCCATGCAGAGGCCTCGTCCAACCATTTGAGTTCGAACTCCTGCGCCCAGGCATCCTCATCGGACAGCCCTTCACGCAACTCATCAATGTCGCGCGGCAGGCCGTCCCTGACAGCGCGATAGATGTCCACCGTGTGCCGTGACCAGCGCTCGTCGCTGCCGGTCATCAGCTCATAGAATTTGTTGCCCTTTCCGTTGGGTGTGGAGGTGATGCGCAGCTTGAAACCGGCCGAGATAACCGGGAAGAGCGCTTTCCAGATCGCAGCACTGTCTTGGTGGAAGGCGAACTCATCCAGGAACACGTTGGCAGAGAAGCCGCGAGCGGTGTCGGGGTTGGCTGGCAAAGCGGTAACTTTGGACCCGCCGGGAAACGTAACCTCTAGCGCCTTGTAGGTGGCATTGCCCGCTTCCCATTCGACTTCCTCAACATCAAAAGCCATGCCGTATGCTTTGGCGTGAACTTTGACACCTTCGTTGATTGCCTCGCGCGCCTGACGCTCACCACGCGAGAGGATTACCCAACGCGTTTTGGTCCCCTTTACGGCGTGCTCATAGCAATCATCGACGATCTCCAGTGTGGTCGTGAAGGTCTTGCCCGTTTGACGGGCAAACATGCCAATCTTGAACCGCGCCTGATCCTTGATCCATTGCTGCTGGTACTTATAAAGAAGCGCTTCCATGGCAGTCAGGCCGCCTCGCCAAGATAGGCTTGGCGGATGGTCGCCAGCACTTCCTCTTTCTTCTTGGTCGGGTCTTTTTCAACCAGCTTGTCGGCGGCAACCTCGGAGGCTGTATCCAGCATGTCTCGTGTGCGCTTGGCCTGATCTTCCTCTTTGACTTTGCGGTTGTCGTTCGAAACGCGCTCGGCCCGCTGCGCAGCATCCAAAGCGCGAGCCAGCGATTGCAGCTCTTTGGCGCTCATACCGCCTCCAACGAGTAGGTCGTAGGCGGCTGTCTTGATCAGTTCGACAATCAGGATGGTGACGTGATCTGCCTTGTCTGGACCAAGTTTTTCGACCACGGCTGCCGCCACTTCGCGCGTCTCTATCAGTGCGCGGCTGGTGACGGCCTTGCGTACCGAATAGCGATTGAACGAGGATCGCGAAATTGGTTTAACGCCCACCTCCGCAAGCCGCCGATTGTACTCCAGAAGAATTTCCTTCTGGGTCAAATCGCGCGCCATCAACTCGGCAGCTGCCCATTGCGTGGCCTCGTCTGCCACGGCTGGCAACGTGTCAATCGTGTGAAGGTGGCCGCGCCCCTCGCGGCGCTTCTTGGCCATGATCAGCCTGCCCGCGTTGGCGACGGTCGCTCGACGCCGGTTAGCACCGTGCGCCGTTGAACATGATCAAGTCCGCGATCGGTGATCTCGGCGATCAGTGCCGTGCCCGCTTCGGTCAGTTTGACGGCACCAACCGTCTCTTCCAGCCAGCGCAGCTGCTCGCGCACATACTCGCGCGGCTTGTTGTGGCCGAAGACCTCCAACTCCTTGAGTAGTAGGCCATCGTTCAATCGGTAGCTGTGCTGAGCGGCGAGCGCCTTCAGCAAAGTGAGCCGGACGTTCTCGTTGACGAACTTGGAGTAGCCTTCAAACATCAGCTTTTGCCCTTCATGGCATAGTCGATCATGTACTGCTCCATCCGGTTGACGGCGTGCCCGGTTGCCTCGGTGCGCGCGATCAACGACTTGAGCTGCTCGTTTTGAGTGGTCAGCGACAGCTTGAGCGAGAACAAGTCTTCGCGCGTTGGCCGCTGTTCAAGGTCGGCTTCAATCCGATCCAGACGGCGGCTCACGGCCGACAAGGATTTGCCGACGTCGCTTTCGGTGAACGTCGGCTTGCTTGGACCAAAGATCGGCAGGCCTTTCATGCGCACCAAAAGACCGACGCCGAGCAGCGCCGTCACGGCAACCAGACCTGCAATGCCACCGTTTTCGATCAGGTATTGGGTGAGGATTTCCATGCGAGCCAAACCGTGGCGAAGGCCGTCACCATCGCGATCAGGGAATACATGCGCTCAGCGGTGGTCGACACCTCCCCAAGCGTGAAGGTGAGTGCGATGATCGCCCAAAGGCCCGTTGCACAGGCCATCGCCACCCAACGCAGATCGTGGCGCCAACGATGCTCGAACAGATTGGCGATGACCTGGCCGAGACCGACCAGGACAAAGACTGTGATCCAGAGCTCGATCGGGGCCACTTGGAACGCCGCATAACTGTCGCGATAGATGATCGTCGGGTGGCTCCAGAAGAACTCTGCCCAGGCAAGGAGCGCCAAGGAACTGAGCAACTCGATTAGGCCGGCCGTGTCGCCGAAAAAGCGATCTCGCACACCGGCCAACCAGCCCTTGAAAGGTTGGATCATCGCCGCCCCCCAATCAGATTTGAAATCACAGCGGCAACGCCGATCGCACCAGCCGCGCCGAAATAGAACTTCACCACGGTGTCGAGCAGACCGAGCACAACTGCGCCGGGGTCCGGCGTGAC